GCCCAGGGCCGGGCCGTCCCGGCCAGCGACCTCGCCGTCGCCGCAGGCGCTACGTCGGTCACCAGTACCGCGGCCAACGGCTCGATCTTCACCGGCTCGATCCCGCCCGAGTACATCTTCGCGGATGCGCTCGAGGCCGCGGCCGCGACCGGGGACGTCATCGAGGTCATCACCCGCCGTTAAGGGCGGCAGGCGCACAGGAGAGAAGAGAGAGCCATGAAACGCCATATCCAGTACTACGTCGTCGCCGCTCTGGTCGCCGTGGCCGCCCTCGTGGCGACCATCGAGCCGTCCTTCGCGGCCACGATGCATCACGTCCTAGCAAGCCATCCGTTGGCGTCGACCGGCGGCCTGGCAGCAATCGGGGCGCTGAGCCCGGGCGAGGCCCGCGTCATCGACCCGATCCTGTCGGAGGTCGTGCAGGGCTTCCAGTACCCCGAGCTCGTGGGATCGAAGCTGTTCCCGGAGGTGCCCGTCGACACGCGGGGCGGCCAGATCATCGCCTTCGGCAAGGAGGCCTTCGAACAGTACAACGTCCGGCGCGCTCCGGGCGGCGCGACCAAGCGCATCGAGATCGGCTACTCGGGGGAGAAATACGCGACGGTTGAGGACTCGGTCGAGGCCAAGGTCCCGTTCGAGATCCTGCAGGACGCCGAGCGCGTGCCCGGCATCAACCTCTCCCAGGCCTATATGCGGGTGACGATGGAGATCGTCCGCAAGGGCCTGGAGGTGGACCAGGCGGCCCTGGCGCTCAACGCGGCGGCCTATGGCGCGAACAACAAGGTCGCGCTGTCCGGCACCTCCAAGTGGTCGGACGCCAGCTCGAACCCGACCACCGACATGGACGACTACCGCGAGGCGGTGCGCCAGGCGATCGGGATCTACCCCAACAAGCTGCTGCTCTCGGCCCAGGCGTACAAGGCGGCGCGGACGAACCCCAATATCGTCGACCGCTTCAAGTACACCGGGCGTGACTCGATCACCCCCGACCTGCTGGCTCACCTGTGGGACCTGGACGAGGTGGTGATCGGCAAGGCGGTCACGTATGACCCCGACGCCGGGACCATGAGCGACGTGTGGGGCAACAACGCCGTGCTGTTCTACGCGCCCGACGGCCCGAGCACCCGCCAGCAGCCGAGCTTCGGGTACACGTACAAGATGCGTGGCAACCCGTACGCGGAGGAGCCGTACCGGGATCGCAACGCCAAGAGCTGGATCTACCCGATGACCTACGAGCGGGTCCCCGTCGTGACCAGCATCGACTCGGCGTTCCTGATCCAGACGCCGGCGTAAGGGATACACCCCAGCCCGGGGCGCATCGCCGGTCCGCCGCCGCCCGCCGCCCGGCGCCAGCCCCGACAGGCCCCCGGCGGGCGGCAATGCCGGGGGCGCAAGGGAGAGAGCAGTGGCAGACAAGCGGAGCAACCCGAAGAAGACGGATACGGTCTCGGTATCGGCCGCGTCCGGCCCGGTGCGCCACGACGGCGTGCTCTACGAGATCGGCGAGAAGATCGAAATGGTCTTCCGCGACGCGGAGCACCTCATCGAGGCCGGCGTGGTGAAGCTGGAGGGCATCGTCACCGGCAAGTCCGGCGGCGGCAAGGGCGCTGGCAAGAAGACTGATGGCGACGGATCCGGCAGCGGCCAGGGAGGCGAGAAGTCATGAGCGGCGCAGTCCACAACGGCGAAGCTCACCCACCGCCTCGAATCGGGCAGACCGTGATCTGGCGTCAGCCGACGAGCGAGGTGCCGGTGAACGGAAGCCGGGAACACCCGGCCATTGTCACCGCGGTTTGGAGCCCAGACTGCGTGAACCTGCGGGTCATCTATGATGCCCCGCCGCCGTCCGGGTGCCCGCCCGAGGTTGTGACGTCCGCGCCGCGCGCCGGGACGTACCGCGGTCCCGGATCGGTCGATGGGGCCTGGTACGAGGCCTGAGCCGTGTCTACCTATGCCACCCAGCAGGACCTGGTCGACCGCTTCGGATCGGACGAGCTGATCCAGCTCACCGACCGCAGCAGTTCCGGCACGATCGACGCGACCGTGGTCGACCAGGCCCTGTCCGATGCCAGCGACGAGATGGATGGCTACATCGGCGCCCGCTACGAGCTGCCACTGCCGTCCACGCCGAACACGCTGGTGCGCGTCTGCGCCGACATTGCCCGCTACCGCCTGTACGACATCCAGGCGCCGGAGGCGGTGGCGCAGCGCTACAAGGACGCGGTGGCCTTCGTAAAGGCGGTCAGCACGGGCGCGGTGGCCCTGGGCCTGCCCACGGCCTCGCAGCCGAGCTCCGCCGGCGCGCCGCAGAAGTCGGCGCCGAGCCCGGTGTTCGGCGGCGGCCGGATCGACGACTATCAGGGCTGGGACTATGGCAAAGGTAAGTGACTACCTGGCCGTCGAGAGTGCGCTCATCGCCCAGATCAAGGCCATTGAACAGGGCTTCAAGGCGGTGCTGGGCGCCGCCGATCTACAGGGCCTGCAGCAGCGCCAGCAGATCACCCCGGCCGCCCACGTCGTCTACCAGGGTGACGACCTGCCCACCGGCAGCCAGGACCGCGGCGTCTACGGCAAGCCGCAGCGCGTCATGCAGCGCTGGATCGTCGCCGTCGCCGTGCGCAACGTTCGCGGGATCCGCCAGGGCACGGCCGTGCGCGAGGAGGCCGGCCCGCTCATGGCGACCCTCATCGAAGGCCTGGAGGGCTGGCAGCCGCCGTCCCCGTTCCGGCCGCTCAAGCGCGCCCCGTCGCCGCCGCCCTGGTTCAGCGAGGGGTTCGCGTACTTCCCGCTCCTGTTTACGACAGAGGTGATCCTGTGAAGAAGGTCAAGGTCGAGCTGAAAAAGCCCCACACGCACGCGGGGCGCGAGTACGGCCCCGGCGATACGGTAGACCTGTGGCAGGACCAGGCCGAGTGGCTGGTCGGCACGGGCGTGGCCGTCGAGGTCAGCGGCAACGACGCCGGCAAGAAGGCGTCCGGGAAGGAGGACAAGTAAATGCTCTTCGAGGGACAGGGGAAAGTGTTTTCCGCCACCCGGCTCGCCAGCGGCTACCCCCGCGCCATGCGCTACCTGGGTGACGTATCCATGCTGCAGACGCAGGTCAAGACGCAGACCGTCGAGCACCAGGAGAGCCACACCGGCCAGCGGCTGACCGACGCCCACATCGTCACCAGCAAGCAGATGGACGTCACCGTCACGATGGACGAATGGCTTGCCGACAATCTCGCCCTGGCGCTTTACGGGACGTATTCCCAGGTGACCTCCGGCACCGTCACCGCCGAGCAGCTGCCCAGCAATCTGGCGCAGGGCGACTACGCGCGCCTGGCGCATCCGAAGGTCAGCTCCGTGGTCATCAAGGATTCCGCCGGTACGCCGGCCACGCTCACCGCGGGCACCGACTACGAGGTCGAGAGCGCCAATCACGGCACCATCAAGATCCTCGGAGACCTGAGCGGCTATACCCAGCCTCTGACCGCAGACTACAGCTATGCCCAGTACGACCGCGTGGTGGCCTTCGATCAGGACCCCGGCGAGCTGTGGCTGCGCTTCGAGGGCCTGAACATTGCCGATGACGACGCGCCGGTGCTGGTCGAGCTGTACAAGGTGCGCCTGGAGCCGGTGCAGCAGATGGACCTGATCAACAACCAGCTCAGCCAGTTGCAGCTGCAGGGCCAGGCCCTGTACGACTCGCTGCACGATGGCGACGCCACCCTCGGCCAGTTCGGACGGATCCTCCAGCTGTAATGAGCGAGCAAGACAACAACGATGCCGAGGTTCTCTTCCCCGACCGTGACCTGGTCCTCTCAACCGGTGAGCAGGTCACGGTTCGGGAGTTCCGTTTTCTTGAAGGGTTCCAGGTGGAGCGGGAAGCGAAGCCCCTGATCGATCAGCTGCAGCAGCTAGCCGAGGGCGGGGAGGACAAGCCTCCCATCACGATTCTGGACGAGCTGCTGGGTGCCCATCAGGACCTCCTGATGGTGCTGATCTCCAAGGCCTGTGACAGGCCGCGAGAGTGGCTGGAGAAGCTGGGGGACTCGGACGGAACGACCGTCATGCTCACGTTCTGGACGGTGAACAGCCATTTTTTTATGCGCCGCCTGCAGCTGCGCATGGCGATGCGGGAAGCGCTCGACGCCAGAGCCGGTCAGCCGGGGATCTCGCCGGCGTCGTCGCAACCCTCATCGACCACGGACACCGATGGCGAGAGCTCCGGACCTACACGTTCCGGCAGCTGACGCTCTTCTACCGGGAAGCGGTCCGCCGCGAGTGGCGCGCCCGGGCGGACCGGATCGAGGAGCTTACCGCGGCAATCGGGGCGAGCCTGGCAGGCGACGAGAAAGGAGCACTGAAACGGTGGCTCGAAGCGCTCAGGAAACTCTAGTTGCTCCACCCCGTCACGGAGCCGCTCGGGTCGAAATATACGATCTGCCCCGTCGACGCCGAGTTGGGAATTCCGTACTCCCAGCTGTCGCCCCAGGAGTTACTCGTCGTCCCGTAGCAAAGACCGCAGGGATCGCCCCACGATGCCCGGACCTCATCTTTGCTCATGCCCTCCATGATCTGGCCATCCTTGATGGCCTTCTTGTACCGATCGGGGATCTCGGGGTGTTTCTTCACATAGGCGGCGCGGGCGGCCGGCGTCGGGGTCCCGGTGAGGGCAGACGTCATTGCCGCGCAGCCGGCGAGAGAAAACATCAGGAATGCGGAAAGTGTGACACGCTTCATGAGGGCCTCCGTTTTGGTCTTGGCATGGGCCGTAGGCAAAAGGTTAGCACATGAATGCGGACATGAAGCTTCTCCTCCGGATCCAGGCCGACATGGCTCAGGCGGTCGGCGAACTTCGCGATCTTCGGAAGGATATAGGCAACGTCGGAACGACGGGCAGGCGCGTCGCGGGTGAGGTCTCCGGCATAGGTCATGCTGCGAAAGCGACGACTTCCCTGCTGCGCAGCATGCGCGATCAACTGGTCGGCCTTTTCGCCGTGCACGAGGTGGTCCGGTTTGGCCAGGCTCTCGTTGGTGCGCAGGTGGAGATGCAGCGCATTCACTATACGCTGCAATCCGTAACAGGGAGCAGCTCGGCTGCCGGGCGTGAGTTCAAGTATGTCAGCGACATCAGCGATCAGCTCGGGCTCGACCTGAAGAGCACCGCCGCCGGCTATGCGAGACTCGCAGTCAGCGCGAAGAGTGCGGGCATTACGACGCAGCAGATGCATGAAGCCTTCAGGGGCCTCGCCGATACCTTTACTGTGCTCCACACCCCGACTCAGGATGTCAACGGCCTTCTGATCCAGCTCGAGCAGGGAATGAGTCTGGGCCGCCTGCAGATGCAGGACTTCCGGGCCATTGCGCAGCATCTTCCGGGGACTCTCGAACTCGTCGGGGAAGCAGCCAGGCGTATGGGCGGAAATCTGCAGAGCATGCTTCAGAACGGAGGTGTGCCTGCGAAGCAGTTCTTCATGCAGTTTACGCGGCTTCTGCGGGAAAAATACGGCCCGGAAGCGGCCCAAGCCGCGCAGAGCGTGAACGCCCAGATCAACCGAATGCACAACGCCATGTTCCGGCTTCGTCTTGAGCTGGGAAAGGGCGGTTTTATAGATTCCGTGACGGCCAGCATGCGCGACTTGGAAAAGGAGCTAGAAGATCCGCAGCTCATCGATGGGCTCACGCACCTTGTGGCCTTCCTCGGCGAT